GGAAAACTCGTTAAAAACGTCAATATTACCATTGATAGTCCTTTTGAGAAGTTTCTTAAGTCTGATGATATACAAGATGCAGAGATTGTTGAGATATTTGATGATGTGGTGATACCAGAGGATTTACCTGAAAGAAAACCTTCTAAAACTGTTAAACAAGAAAAGGTAGCGTTAAAGAGTGAGATAGAAAAAGATAGATACGACAATAAAAAGAAAACACGTAATGATATGCGTAAGGAATGGTATCGTTGGAAGAAAAGAGCTGAAGCTGTAGGTATTAAACCATTAAGTGCTAAACGCCCTACTAAAGGTCAAAGAAAAGAGTGGGAAGAATCTATTGTTGCTGCTGAGGAATCTACTTAACGTATTTACTTACTAGTTTTTTAAGTATCACAAACGCCAGAATAGCACCAAGAACTGTTATAACATCTACTAAATGACTACCTGAATCACTTTCAAGACTACCCATAGGAGTTACTATTGTTAGTTTTTTAGTTTGCTTATTCATCTACCATACCACCTTTTTCCATAATTCTTAAAAATTTGTCTTTTAATCCGTTTCCTGATAGTCTTGCGATTATTTCTACTTGAGCCTTAAAGATTCCGTTTAGTTTCTTTTGCTCCATTTGTACTTTCTTTTGTTGGTCGATTAATTTGATAATAATACCTTCCAACCTCTTGAAGTCTTGATCTAACTCTGTCATTAGAGTTTCCTGTATGAACTTGTTCTGCCTCCATATAAAAAATCCGAACGCTATCGTCATCGTAACTGGTATTCCAAACTGTTCCAATACTGCTAAAATATCCATTTTTCTCCACTAAGCTATGCCCATAAAGGGTATTGTGTTATCTTCCATTAAATCGCACATTTGTTTGTATGTGTCTTTTTCTATTTGCACTAACATATCTTCGTCTTTGTAAAATTCTCTTTCGTATTTATCGTCTTGTTCTATATCTTTAGCTAAGTAATCTATAAGTATGTTTAGTTTTTCGTGCATATTGATTACGTTTCTTAGTAGGATTTCTATTGCTTCGGCTTCAGAATCTTTCATTATCACTTCCTCATTGATTTATACAGTAATTTATTAAACTTTTTGCTAAATTCCTTGTATATTTTATCAACTAAAGCAGATGTTCCTCTTATTAATAGCTTTCCTCTACTTCTTGCTACTATAAACTCTCTTTGTGGTACATCTACAGGGTGTCCATCTGGTTTTACCCACTCAAAATCACTTTCTCTATGACTTCTATATGGTATACCACCACCTGTAGGTTTATTTGCAGTAATACCTCTTTTACTACCTTTTAAACTATTAGCTAAATTTCCTGTATCAAATAAAGGTCTTGCATTTGCATCTTTTTTCTTTCTAGGGTTTTTATCTGACAATTTAGGTTTTACTTTACCTTCTAATATAAAACGAGAAGATGTTTCTGCTACTTTATGCGACAAACCTTCATTAACAGTTTCAAATAACTTATTACTCTCTAACTCTTTAAGAGCTTTCTTAAAATTTATATTATACTTGACTTCTATCATCTTCAGGCTCTATTAGTGCTTGGTTTGCTGTTAGTTTAGTATTTGCTTCTTCTATGGTTAAGTCTTTATTGTATTCAACCATTAGTTCGGCTTTGCTCATCAATCCTAGTGATAGTCTATGATTGTCTAGTGCTATCTGGTCTTGTACTGTCATTGGATAATCAGGCTCATTAAAGTCTAATTTTAATGTATCTGGCATACTAATGTTTAATACACTAGCTATTTTACGTTCAATTTGATACATTTCGTGTTCATATCGTTTCCAAAGCTCTAAATCGTCTTGATAATCTTCAAAACTTTCTAAATCCTTAATTTTTAAGGCTATACCACTAGGAGTTTCGCCACCATCTTGTGCAAACTGTACAGATAAATGATTATTTTGTGCTACAAGCTCCATTTGGAACTTAACATTCTCAATAACCTTGTTAATATCACCTGATGGCGATTTTATATCATAATTTGCACCATCTGGCAGTTCTAATATAACATCTGAGCCAAATCTTTGTCTATTTCCTAAATCTGCTCCTGACACTACAGGTTGTCCAAACATTTGAAACCTTAGACCAAGTTGCATTTCTGTCATTGTGATGTTTATGTGTTCGTTAGCGTTCATTATATCATTTGCACCTTCTACATAAAAAGAATCACATTGATGCTCTCTGTGTGTAAATGCAAATGGTAAAACGCCATATCCGTGTTCTTTTTGCTCTAAAATATTACCTTCTTCATCAAATATAACATATTCTATATCATTCCAATGTATATATTGTAATTTATCTGAATTGCTAGAATCATCTACATAATTCATTAAAGGATAAGATATTGCAACAGGTTTAAATGGATCATCAGCAAAGAAAGGATGAAAATAATATATTGGTTGATAATCAAAGTAAGGCATTTCTCCATCAACATACATAATTCTAGTAGCTATTGTTCCAATTAAACGTGTCATTCTTTCTATATGTTTCATTTTTGAATCTTTTAAAACAGAAAAACTATCATATTTTTCATTAACATTTCTACTAGCACCAATAGTATATACTCTTGACATTTTATTTATAAATTTTTTGGTAATATTTGCTTCATACGGAGGAACTTCTCTAAATGCTTCTAAATCAAACTTGGAAGCTATATAATTTGCAGTATCATTACCATTGTAATAATCTAATAATTTATTAACATAATTTTCTCTTTGTTTGTAATTATAGACTTTTAACTCTTTTAAACTTTCTTGTATTATATCTGTTTCTTCGTATATCATCTGTTCCTTACCTTTATTTGTCTGTTTTTAATTGGAAAATGGTTAATAAAAAAATATCTTAACTGGTCACATCCGTGGTCGTGGTATCCGTCTTTTAATGGTTCTTGTTTTAACGGCTTACTATCTTGAGCCTCTGGATACCTGTAACTTTCTAAATCTTCTGCCATACCTATGCAGTTGTTGTTTAGGTGTAGGTATCTTTCGCCATTGGCGTTTTCTACAAAACTTCTAACGTGATTAACACCTGCTGTTATGCTTCTTGATGCTTTATCTGTTATTGTGTTTACTGCTATACCCATTTTTCTAAAAATTTCTATATCTCCTACGCCTGACTGTCCTTGTGCCTGTAACCCTGCTGGGTCACCATAATATCTCATAACATTATATTTTTTACTTCTAATTCTTTGTGCTAATTCGTCTGTCTTAATGTTTGTTTCGTGTATTATCTCGTCTATCATATTTATATGCCATTCACCATTTACTCTGTAGGTTTGATACCATCCCACAGAAGGCATCCTGTACCCAAAATCAATACTACAAAAAGTAGGAAGATGTGGGTTATAAGGATAGTAGCCGACATCAATATTCCTATCAAAAGGATAAACCCTACCTTCAAACGATGTAAATTGCGCTCCATACTCTTGGTCATATAGCTCTTTAGCCATATTACGCTTTCTTTCAATAAGAAACCTGTCGTCTTGACCTTCAGGAAAAGCAAAACCATTATCCCAAGATGGAGCTTGGTGTGATTCCCAAAGTTCATCACTTTTTCCCAATAAGAATAAATCATATAACCAATTAAACCCTTCTGGCGTTGAAATAAACACAGCTTTACCTTTTCTATCAGATAATGTGGGAGATAAATACATATCCCAAATTCTTGGTCTTACTTTAGCTGCCTCATCTATTATTAGCAGATCTAACCCTTCACCTACAAGTGAATCAGGATTGTCTGCCGATTTAGCTTCTACTGTAGTACCCCACTTGAATTTGATATATCTTTCTTTTTCGGAAGCCTTAATAATGTCATTCTGATGTCCTTTTACCATTTTATCCCATACTTCTCTAAACATCAAATCGGCTTTATCATACGAAAGACCTACGAGCCATATCCTTTGATTAGGCTGGGAAGCATAAAAGGTTGCTTCCATAGCACTCGCAGTCGTCTTTCCAAATCGCCTCCCACAAACCATAACAAAAAACCTTGCAGATTCTTTAGTAGGAAAGTGCAACTTTCTCTGACCCTCGTGTGGTTCGTACCCTAAAAAGTCGAACCATTTTTGTTTGTAATCATTTAAAACTTGCATAAGTCTACCATTCTAATTTAACTTACGAAGTAGGAGAAATGCAAGATATAGTATTTTGCATTAACAAATACACAACATATAGGAGGGCAGTATGTCCGAAGAAAATGTAGTATCAAATGAAACAGTAGTGGATAATGGTACAGAGAATGTTACTCAGGAATCAGCTCAGAATGAGTACATAGCAGAAAGCAAGAAGTATAGAAAAAGAGCGCAAGAAGCTGAAAATCAGTTATCAGAAATTAAAAAACAACTTCAAGAACAAGAAAACACTAAACTTAAAGAAAAAGAAGAATTTAAAACATTGGCAGAAAAATTTGAAGCCGAAGTTGAATCTTTATCTCCATACAAAGAAAAGTATGAAAGTATAGTCAATCAAAGAAAAGAAGTGTTATTATCTTCTATACCTGAAGAACAGCGTGAACAATTCAAAAATAAAGATTTAGACGTATTAGAGTTTATGGTGTCACAATTAAAACCTAAAACACCGTCAGAACCTAGTGTTAGGGCAACTGTTAAAGGTAAACCTATGTCTGATGAATGGCATAATATGTCAAAACAAGACAAAGAAAGAAATTGGAAAGACATCGTAAAATCTTTTGCTAAAAAATAGAAAGAAGGTTTTATAAATGGCAAACATAAGTGATCCATTAGATATTAATATGCTGCAAGGTGGTGCATCTGCTGCTGCAGCTGACTCAGTAGGACAAGAATTTGTACCTGAAGTATGGGGTCAAGCAATTCTTGATAAATTCAGAACAAATACAGTAATGTTACCTTTAGCTAATGATTTATCATCTGAAGCTGTTGGTGCAGATAAAATACACCTACCACACATTGGTGTTACACCATTAGGTGATGTTGCACAAG